CCGTGGTTTGCCCCGGACGGCACGCTGATTATCGGCGGGCCTGATTATGATAAGCCTCCGGTGGCTGACCTGATACTGACGCGCAGCGGTGAGGGTAATAATCTCATTTCACTGTCAGAAACGCGCAGCATTCAGGGCTGTTACTCCGAACTGACACTGCTGGCCCAGAGTCATGCGTCAGCGACCCAAAATCAGAAGCTGAAGACCCGCCCGGTTGATGTTTCCCGCAGCGCACAGACATTCAGTGTCAGCACCGAAAGTGATGAGGATACCGGGGCGGATGACGGCCAGTCTGGCACCCATAATATGCGGGTAAAAATCGGTGATCCGTCTGTGCCGTATTACCGGCCGCAGATTATCACCGCCGGTGATGTGGATAATCCGGCTCAGCTTCAGTACCGTGCAAAAAAAGCCATGGCGGATGCCCGTCTGTCAGGGCTGGATATTACCGCTGAGGTGTCCGGTCACCGTACGGACAACGGCGAACTCTGGGAACCGGGGCAGCGGGTCAGAATTAAAAGTGAGCTGCACGGTATTGACGGCATTTTCTTTCTGATGGGCCGTTCTTTTACCGGTGGCCGTCCGGGCGGCCCGGTAACACAGCTGCGGTTTAAAGAGGATGGAGTCTGGATACCGGACGTGTACACACAGAAAGCCAGAAATAAAAAAGGGAAAAAGAAAAAAGGCAAAGACCAGCTCCGGCCTGTCGCGCTGACAGCGGACGGAGGAAAATAACGTATGTGGAACAGGATTAACCAGCGCATAAACAGCGCATTAAACGCCATCAGAATGCCGTTCAGGGCGCGTTTAAACAGCATTGACAGCAGCGGTAAAGTGCAGACCATTCAGGCGGAGGGGCTGGCAAAAGAACCCCTGCAGGGTCAGGAACTGTTCCAGCAGTACGGGATGACCTCCCATCCGCCGCCGGGAACAATGGCGGTTGTGATCCCGCTCGGCGGTAAAACGTCACACGGCATTGTGGTGGCAACCGAACACGGCAGTTACCGCCTTGCCGGACTGAAATCCGGTGAGGTGGCACTGTACACGGATGAGGGGGCTAAAATTGTGCTGAAGCGCGGAAAAATTATCGAAACAGATTGTGATGTTTACCGTGTGAACTGCAAAGAATATGAAGTGAATGCGGAAACTAAAGCGGACTTTAACACCCCGGAAGTCACCACCAGTCAGCAGCTTACCGCACAGGGTCAAATCACCGGGAACGGCGGTATTGCTGTAAAAGGTGGCACCGGTGCTGCCATTGAGGGTAATATCAGCCAGACATCCGGCAGTTATACCACTGACGGTGATGTAAAAGCCGGTAATGTCTCACTGACCGGTCATAAACATACCAACGGCAACAACGGCGGTAATACCGGTCAGCCCGTCAGTTAATCCCGCGAAGTGCTGAACCCCCTCAACTGCTCTTTTTTGTCTGTGCTGCTACAGTGGCAGCATGGACAGACTCTTAAATTCCCTGACAGGTGACTACACCAATACCCGGACAGATTCCCTCGCCAATGCGGTTTATCTGCGTTTAATGACGCCGCTGGGCAGTTACTGGGCTGATAAAACCCTCGGCTCCCGTCTGCACGAACTGGCGAGGGAAAAAGATGTGTCCCGCGTTTACCGCCTCGCGCGTCAGTATGCAGAGCAGGCGCTGAAGCCGCTGACGGATGACGGCCGCGCGAAGTCTGTTGAGGTCAGTGTACACAGTGACGGGCGGCATCATGTCCTGTTATGGATCACTGTCACGGATGCCGGTGATGATGTCCGCACCTTTAAATACCCTGTGAGGATTGCGTAATGTTCATTACACCGGACTTTGAACACATCCGCAGTGAGATTCTGCGGGATATCAAAAACCAGCTCCCTGATGCAGACACCGGCTCTGACAGTGATTTTTTATCCGGGCCTCCTCCGTTGCCAGTGTTGCCACCGGTATTTATCAGCATCAGTCCTGGATTGTCCGCCAGATTTTTGCCGACACCGCCGACAGCGATTTTCTTGAGCTGCACGCCAAAACCCGCAATCTTATCCGCAAACCGGCAACCACCGCATCCGGCACCGCCGATTTTACCGGCACACCGTATGCCGTACTGCCGTCCGGACAGGAAATCCGGGGCGAAACGCTCAGTGTCATCACCACACAGGAGGTGGTGATCGATGAGGATGGCGGGGCCTCCGCCCCGGTCAGAGCCGACGATCGCCCGGCACCGCCTCAAATACCGGTGTGATTACCCCTGCTGAGCTGGTCAGTGCCCCGATGGGCATTAACAGCCGTGTGCTGATCCGGCCGCTGAAGGGCGGCACCGAGAAAGAAACCGATGCCGCATTACTGGCCCGTTATCTGGATTTGATCCGCAGACCGCCTGCAGGCGGTAACAAGTATGATTACCGCCGCTGGGCACTTGAGGTGCCCGGGGTGACCAATGCCTTTGTTTACCCGTTGCGCCGGGGACTGGGCACCGTGGATGTGGCGATCATCTCCGCAGACGGTCTGCCCTCTCAGGACATTATTGATGCCACACAGGCGCATATCGATGATGTGCGTCCGGTTACCGCCAAAAACTCACTGGTGCTGATGCCGGAGGAGCGCTATATCGATTTTGATATTGAAGTCCGTATTGCCGGTATCTCACAGACTGATGCCGTCCGGCAGGTGCAGGCGGAAATACAGACGGTCATGTCGCGGCTGGCTCCCGGTGAGGATTTTATCCGGAGTGATGCCGAAACGGCAGTATCACTGATTCCGGGTATCCGTGACCGTCTGTTTATGCTGCCTGCGGGTAATGTCTCTGCGCAGGTCGATGCCGACCGCCTGGAGTGGCTGCAGCCCGGTGCGATCACCGTGAGGATTATGGCATGAAATCCCTGCTGAAGCTGTTATTGCCGCCGGTCAGTTACGGTACGGATGCCCCTGTACTGGATGCGGAACTGCAGGCTGAGGCAAACCAGCTGACAAAGGCTCAAAACAGGCTGGACGGTACGGAGCGGGATCACTCCGTTTTTGCGAATGCACTGCTGGCTGACTGGGAGCGGCTGCTGGGGCTGGCAACCGATTACAGCCAGACCTATCAGCAGCGTCTTGAAATGGTGCTGTTCAAGCTGTCAGAAACCGGCGGACTCTCAATCCCTTACTTTATTCATCTGGCTGAGCGGATGGGATACCGGATTACGATTGATGAACTGCAGCCGTTCCGCACCGGCAGCAACCGTGTCGGAGAGCCATTGTGGGTGAAAGAGATCATCTGGGTATGGCGGGTTAATGTGCATGGTTCAAAAACGCGGGCTTACCGCTTCAGAACAGGGGTGTCCGCTGTGGGAGACCGCCTGAGCACATTTGCGGATCCTGTTATTGAGGCGTTGTTTCAGGAGCTGAAACCCGCTCACACCTATTGTTATTTTACTTATCAGGAAGCGTGATATGCGAAATTTAATGCCGACTATTGATACACCCGATGGTGTTTTTCATGACGGAAATCCGGCCACCGGCGCAGAAGGCACCATTGTCACCGCGACATGGACTAATGACGCTCAGGCTTCAGTCCGGGATATTCAGGCCGAAATGATTACTGTGCTGGCCATGGCTGATATGCAGCCCAATCCGCAGAAACAGAACCAGTTAGCGGAGGCTATCCGGCAGATTCTCGGCAGTGGCGATTACGTCACCCATCCGTATCTGAAGCTGGAACTGATGAAAAAAGTTGATAAAGCGGATATCGCCCAGCAGCTGGGAAATGATCCCACCAAAGTGGCATCACAACAACTTGTAACCACCGAACTCGGTAAAAAAGCCGGTGTTGCTGATGTTAATGGCAAACTCGCCAAAGACCAGAACGGCGCAGATATTCCGGACAAACAGAAGTTTGCCGAAAATCTTGGTTTACCGGGAAAGTTTCAGCCGAAGGGCAATTACGCCGATGGCGACCGGTTTTCAACAAGAACGTCAGCGGTACTTATGTTATCTCCGAACGGTAAGTATGGGGTTGAAATCGGTAATACCGGTATGTTTGCAGTCGCCGACCTGTCCGGTGACGCACCCGTGGCCATTTTCCGTGTCTTACCAACCGGCGAAATTAATGACGGGACTATAGCGTTAGGGAAGGTGACGGGGGCAGGCACAGCCGCAAAAAGCGATATTTTGCAGACGACCGGCACATCAACAGCGAATGTCATGAGTCAGAAAGCAGTTACTGATGCGGTTGCAGCGATAAAAGTCTTCGGTGCAGGTCAGCGGTGGTCTGATGTAAAAAGTACCCGGAATCTTGGTGTTAATTATACGAATACCAGTGGGCGGACGATTGCCCTGTTTGCAAGTACCGTACCTGCCCTCGCCATGGCATCATTAGTGATTTATGTCGATGGTGTCACTGTTTCAAATTCAGGTACCGGCGGATCTGACTCGGGATTTACGCGCATGGCATCGGGATCTGCCATTATCCCCGCAGGCAGTACATACAGAGTAGAGGCGAACAGCCTGGATAAATGGTCTGAGTTGAGGTAACGATGAAATATTACAAAAATGAAGAAAATGCGGTGTACGCTTATGACGATGAATGTTTATCACAGGTTGCGGCGCTGACAGTGCTGGAATCCCTGATTTCTGAAAAGGAGCCGGAACTGACTGATGCAGACAGTCGACTCCGGTACGCAGAGCATGAACTGAATGAAGCAAAAAACGGCTTAACCAGTTATTTGAGAGTCCGGAAGACAGTGAGAATACCGATACAGAGGAAACGGCCACCCTGATGCGGGATGTTGAGGAAAAACCATCATATATGATGAGGCAGCCCGGGAGTTTAACCGTGTAAAAACAGACTATCAGCAGCTTGAGGCTGAGTATGACGCTGTTTTTCCGGTTTTCTTTGAAATTCGTGAGAATTTAAAAAGCATGACGGAAATGTCAGCCAAAGAGACACAGGTGTATTTAAATCCCCCCGTTGCACAGTCACGGCTGATTAATGATGCCGAACACAAAAAGCAGGTGCTGCTTGCAGAAGCCAGCGAAAAACGGCACTGTGGCGGTCTCAGTTAA